CTAATCGCAACACGACACGCCAGCCGGGGCCTAAGAGGAAGAAAAAATAACCGAAACTTGAAACTTAAAAAACAGGAAATGGAGGATTAAAAATGGGATATGAGCAAAGTGAAGACAGGGCGAAGAAAGAAGAGCTTTTGAAGGACATATCGGAAGACCGTCCCGAACAAGCAGTATCCGAGGAACAGCCTGACCTTGTAAGGCAGGCGCGGCACACGATGCGTGCTGCCAAGGACAACGATCCGAATGATCCCTGGGCGCATAGATCGGCCGGGATGCGATGTGGTACGTGTATGTGGTTTGTCGAAAAGAAAAGGGAGCTGTTCAGGACGTCTCAACGTGTTGGCAGGTGTCGAAGGCACGCGCCAACATTGTTTGGGTATCCGGTAGTTTTCACTAATGACTGGTGCGGTGATCATAAGCTGGACGAAGAAAAGGCGTGACGATCTTTTAACTGGTAACTGAAAATAATAACTGGGTTTTTACTGTCTGGCGAGGCAGTGAGACGTAAGAGCAAGAAAACGGCTGTGTGGGCCACACCCCATATGGCCGTTTTTTTGTTGCCCAGGCTAAAAATAACCGTACCGGCGCGTAACACCGGGCATGAAAGGAGTAGTACGATGGCACAGGAAACTGGCGAAGTAAGCATGAGCGTTTCTCAGGAAATTCAGGGTGGCGTGGTGGATACGGGTGAAGACTCTTTTTCCGTTGATATGATGAGAGCTACGGTAAAGAAGGGTGAGCCAGGTCCAACCGCAGAGGCCGCTAAGGCCACAGAGGAAGGAACAAAGGCCACAGAGGAAGGCACAGATGGAGCAGCGGCAGAGGCCACAAAAGCAACAGAGGAAGCTGCTGGCGTAAAAGCCACAGTCGAAGAAAATGCTGATACGGACAAGGTTCCGGCTGGGGTGAAGAAAAAGTTAGATAAGTACACGAAGGCGAGACGAACCGCTGAACGCGAGACGGAGTTGCTACGTGAAGAGAACGAGCAACTGAAGGCGAAGGTAGCTGGCGCGGATGCAAGTAAGGAAGACTTGAAGCCCGATTCACGTGATTTCGATAGTGATGCGGACTATATCGAGGCATTGACAGATTATAAGGCGAAGAAGGCGATTACGGATAAAGAGAACTCTGATCGCGAGACCGCCACTACAGCGCTTCAGGTAAAACAGACTGCGCTGGCGAAGGAAAAGAATGACGCAATCATATCGGTAATCAATACCGGCAGGGAGAAGTACAAGGATTTTGATACGGTATTCAACGATAAGGTTACTGTGACGGAGCCCATGGCTGATGCCATTGCACTGTTAGATAACGGCAGAGACGTGGCCTATTTTCTGGGTAAGAATCCGCAACGCGCAACCGAGATCGCACAGATGGGTGTGGTCGAGGCCGCGATGGCGATACAAGACATTTCTTCCGGGGCCAGGAAGATTGCAAAAACTACTATAGCATCTAACGCGAGCGACCCGATAAAACCCGTGTCCGGGTCTGCTGCTAATATAAAGACGCTGGAGACAATGACCCAGGGTGAATATAACGCAGAGATGAACCGCCGGGACAAGGTTAAGCGCGGAGGATAAGAAAGGATAAGGAATTGAACCATGGCATTTGAAACCAATGTATATGTAACCTCGACGCTGATCGCCAAGGAGCAGTTGCGACAGCTTGAGAATAACCTCGGGGTATCCAAGGTTGTTAATCGGGATTGGGAAAACAAGTTTTCCAAGGATGGTGAGACACTTGGAATACGGAAACCCAATAAGTTCAGGATGGTCAAGGCCCGTGCCCGGGCTGGGGTTGCGTTGGCAGAGGCCAATATTACCCTTACCGTTGCTACTCAGGCACATGTGTCGTTTGAGTGGAGTTCCAAGGAGATGACCGATACAGTTGAACGGGTAAGTGAACGGTACGTTAAGCCCGCTATGTCCGCTCTGGCTAATGGTCCGGATGTCGATCTGTTCGCACTGTATAAAAAGGTTGCCAATAGTGTCGGAACTCCCGGGGTTGCACCCGCGGACTTCGATGTTTATGCGGATGCGATGCGTAAACTGGATGAAGAGGCCACGCCTGGCGATATGAGGCATGTGTTCGTCAATCCAAAAGGCAAGGCGGAAACTCTTAAAGGTTTGAAGGGCCTGCTTAGCGACAAGATCGTTAACGGCGTCATTACCAAAGGGTTTATCGGTTCGCTTGCGGAGCTCGACTTCCACATGGCGCAGAATGTTCAGACACATACCTGTGGTCATTTCGCAACTGGATCCACTCCGGTTGTTAATGGAGCTACACAGACAGGCGCGACGCTGGTTACGCTGGGCTGGGGCGCCGCTGGTACTCTGCTTGAGGGCGACGTGTTCACGATCTCTGGCGTTTATGCAGTCAATCCGAAGACCGGCGCATCTACCGGTGAGCTGAGGCAGTTCGTTGTAACTGAAAATGCGGTAGATGATGGAGCGGCAGGGATGAACATCAAGATCTCACCGTCGATTATTACTTCCGGGGCGTACCAGACATGCGATTCTTCACCGGTCGATACCACCGAGCTTGATTTTGTAGGGACCGAGGATGTGCAGTATCCGCAGTCACTCGCGTTTCATAAGGACGCATTTACACTGGCGATCAGACCGATTGAGATCCCGAGCAGTGTTGTATGGGGTGCACGCGAATCTTATGAGGGATTGAGTTCGCGCGTGATCAAGTCGTATGATCCTGAGGAGGATAAGGAAGTTGTACGGTTTGATATACTGTACGGCGTCCTGTGCCAGTATCCCGAGCTTTGCTGCCGGATCTGGGGTTAATAAAAAACGAAAGGAAAGGGGCACGAAACAATGAAGAGACTTTTTAGTATAGTGTTGGCTTTGCTCCTGGCTGTTTTTTTCACAACAGGAGCAATAGCAGGGATAAATGACAGGTTTTCCGATATCGATCTGACTCAGGATAATTATATCTCTTTCCCGGAAATTACTGTCGCTCCATCCACTCCTTATACCGGATGGAGTAAAATCTATGTCCTTGGAAATGATATATATTTCCTGGACGACCTCGGAGTAACTACCAGCATGATAGCCGCTGCTGGTTCTACGGGTACAATAACCCATGCCGCGGACGGAGCCGATGATGATTTTACTCTTTCGGCAACTGGAGCACAGGATTACTCCCTCATACTGGCTTCGGCTGGTACTGCAGCGGACGCCTTGCAGATAACTACTACCGCGGGCGGTATTGATATTACCAATGGCGGGGCTTCTGGGGAGGATCTTGATATTGACGGTGTTTTGTCTGCCGTTACAATCAACTCTGATGAAGCTGAAGCTGATGCTATATCGATATCTGCAACTGGTGGCGGTATCGACATTGCCGCAACTGCCGGTGATATCGATATTGGTACTCAATCCACTTATGACGTCAATATTCTTGCCACGGATGGTCTGATTTCCATCGCAGGACAGGAAGCTGTTGCCGATCAGGTTGCCATAAGTGCCGCTGGCGCGGTTGCCGGGAATGCGATTAGTGTCAGTGCTACCAATGGCGGGATAATTCTCAATGCCGATGGTGCAAATGGCGATATCGATATCGATGGTGCAGTAAGTGTCGATATTATCAGTGCCGCAGCTATTAAACTTGATGGCGGTGGTACGGTCCAGATCGATTCGAGTGATTGGGATATCAGCGTGACAGGAGCCGCAACCGGTATGGCCTCTGTCGGGTTTGATAGCGGTTCGGTTATCCACTATGACACAGTGACTATAGCCAGTGCTGCTGTTCTCACCCTGAATGCAGCTCCTGTGCAGCTTATTGCAACGCCCGGGGCCAGTGCATTTATTGAGGTAGTGTCGGTGGTTATAATACTGGACTATGCCGGCACCAATGCGTTCACGGTTGGAGCAGGAAGTGATCTTGTAGTCGAGTATGGTACCAGTGGTGACGATATTACCGGATCCATTGAGACGGATGGATTGCTTACTGTGGCCGTAGATCAGATCGCTACTTATTTCCCAACCAGCCCCCAGGCTTCCAATGCGTTATCCGACTTGACCAATAATACGGTACAGTTGTATAATACAGGCGCGGAGATAGGCGGAAATGTCGGTGATGACAACGATGTGGTAGTTAAGATAGCATATCGGGTTCACCCGACACCATAAAGAGGTTTCTCTTTAATAACAGCCCGCTCCTGTAATGGGAGCGGGCACTTCAAAGGAGGCAGGCAAGATGGATTTATTGAGAAAACAATATCCGGTATATATGTATCATAAGGATGAGGATGAGCCGGTTCGGTGCGACAATAAGACACAGGAAGATGAGTACCGCGTTAAGGGATGGGTAAATTATCTGTGGAAACAATTTCCGACACGCGTGACGCATCCGGAGACTGGCGCAAAACAGATATGCAAAAACCAGTCGGAGAAGGATAGTTTTCTTGGTATCGTGCCTGATGCGCCCGAACTGAGCGTTTTTGCACTCAAGAAGATGAATAAGGATGAAATCGTTATTTACGGGATGGGGCTTAATCTCGACCTGGATCCCGGGAAACAGACCAAGGCGGAGATGATCGCTATGATCATGGCCGATGGTGAGAGCAATGACAGCGCATGATGTTATAAGTGCAGCCCTGAAGAAAATCGGGGTGCTGGCGACGGGACAGGCTGTTGAGGCCGAAGATGCCGCGGACGGCCTGTCTGAGCTGAACAGGATGATCGATTCATGGTCGGCCGCTGGCATGCCGATATTTTATGTCACACCGGAGACCTTCAATCTGGTTGCCGGTACGTCCAGTTATACAATCGGACCAGCCGGGGCTTTTGTTACTTCGCGTCCGATTGCGATTATTGGTGCGTTTATACGTGACATCAACGGGCACGATTACCCGGTTCAGATCAGACCAATAAGTGAGTACTGGCCGCTGGGTGATAAATCAACGCAGTCACGACCGAAATATCTGTACTATGACACAACGTATCCGCTTGGCACGATATATGTGTACTATACTCCGGATGATGCAGAGGCAATCCACCTGTTTTCCCGGAAGGCGCTTGACGGGCTGGCTGCGCTTGCGACTGATGTTTCGTTTCCGGAAGGGTACGAACGCGCATTTATCTATAACCTCGCGGTGGAGCTGGCGCCGAACTATGGACGGAAGATACCGCCGCTTGTCGCGTTTAACGCGCAGCAGTCGCTTGGGGTTTTGAATAGCCGGAACCTGGCTGGTAGTATTGCGCCGGCAAGGGTTGGGGTGCCGGGTGTGGTTGGCCGGGCGTATAATGTTGAAGAAGGATAAGGACAGT